CGTGCCGCCGGCGAGCGGCAGATAGCCGGCAAGCGCGGTGGTCACCGCGTCGACGTACTGCTTGGTCGCCGCGCCGAGCGCGACGATCGGGTTGGCGTTGAGGATGAGATAGCCCGTCATCGTCCCGCCCGACTTCAGCAGATAGCCGGCGAGCGACGCGCTGACCGCCGCGATTGCGGCCAGGACCGCGGCGAACGATGCGTAGACCTGCTCCAGCGTCGGCCACGGCCAGGCGAAGCCGCCCGCGGTCGGCGCGCCGGCGGCGTATTCCGCCGCCGAGGCCGGCCGCCCCGAGCCCATCGCCGCCGCGCTGGCCGTCGGCGTCACGACGTCGGCCGGCTGCGAAGCGGGCGCAATGCCGAAGATGCGGTCGACCCAGCCGATCGGGTTCGTCGTGTCGGTCTTGGTGAGCGGCGCCGTGCACCCCGGCAGGTTGGCGTTGAAGGCGGCCTCGACCTGGCTCATGCTCGCATAGCTGCCGCTCGGCGGCGTCACGGTCACTGAGCCGGCGACCGAATAGGCGACCGCGGCGATCCAGGCGAGGTCGCTCGTCTGGCCCTGCGACGAAACCGTCTTTTGCAGATTGGTGGTGCCGACGACGCAGCAATTGCCGAGCGCGTCGAGGATGGCGAATTCGGTGACGTTGAAGGGACCGATTTCCGCCCCGCCGCTCGCCGCCGGCACTTCGCATTGAATGTCGAGCTGATTGGCGTTGTTGGCGTCAACCGAAACGGAATTGATCGTCTGGCCGCGCCACACTTCATGCGTCACGCCGTTGGCCGCCGCCAGCGCCGAGACCGACGGCACCGCGCCATTGCCGTCACCGACCACCAGCGTGCCGCCGACGATGTCGAGCGCTGTCCCCGTCCCATTCGGCGGAGAGCCGCCCGCCGCCTGATAGGCCGCCTGAGCGTTGAGGAAATATTGGGTGACCTGAGTGGCGAAAGTCTGGGTGGTCATGCGGCCCTCAGCGGCAGGATCGTGAAGCGGGGCAGAACGCGCGTCGACGCGCCGACGTAGATCTGCGGGTCATGCGGCGCGCAGCCGAGCGGCAGGATCGTCACCCGCGGGCTGACGAAGCTCGCCGCGCCGACGGCGAGCTCAGCCGGCGGCTGCGGCGCGACGAAGCGCACCGCCGCCAGCACGTCGCGCACGTTTTTGCGCGCATTGGCCGAAGCCGTGATCGCGGCGACGCTCGGCGCGGCTTCGCCGATCTCGACGGCGACGTCGACGGCGAAGTCGGGCCAGACCAGGCCGGGCAATTCCCAGAACTCGCGCACCGTGACGGGAAGGCCGGTGTCGAGCGCGATCTCGTCCTCGAGCGCCGCCGGCGAACCGTAGGCGCCGTGATCGGCGAAGCTCGAGGCGATGCGGGCGCGATTTTCCGCGTCGTCGCCGGGGCTCCAGAAATGAATGCTGCGCTCCCAGGCGAGCGGCGCGACGAAGGCTTCATCGCAAGTCGCGGGCCGGCGCTCGCGGCGGATGGCGTTCGTGTCGGCGGCGAGGATGCGATTGTCCTCGGCGCTCTGCGCGCTCTCGAACGGGGTCGCATTGGGCGGCAGCAGGTCGGTCGCGCTCATGACCGCGCCTGCCAGACGACGCGCGCGCCGGTCAGGATCGGCGCGGCGAACGGATCGCCGCCGACCGTCGCGGCGGGCGAGCGCACCGTCACGTCGTAGACCAGGCCGGGCGCGCTATAGCCGAGCACCGACTCGACGTTGCCGGGCGACACCGACGCGCCGATCGCCCGCCGCGCCGCGGCGAAGCGGTTGAGCGCCGCGGTCTGCGCCGCGACGATCGTCGCCGCGTCCGGACCGGGATTGAGGATCAGGGTCGCGTCGACCGAATAGAGCGCCGGATTGATCGCCTCGACGACGATCTGATCGTTGACCTTGCGGCCGGCGCGCGGGAAGGCGGCGCGCACCGCCGCGAGCGAAGCCGGCGACGGCACGCCGTTCGTCCCCGCGCCGAGACAGACGATCATCACCTGGCCGGGCGACACGCCGGCGACCTCGCCGCCGTAGACGGCGACGTCGGCGAGATCGACCGGCGCGGCCGACAGCGCCTTGTAGCGGTAGCCGCCGTAGGAGCCGCCCTGGCTCAACAGCTCCCAGGCGAGCTGCGCGCGCCGCCGCAGCGACGCGTCGGTTTCGCCGGAAGCGCGGATGGTCTGGAACGCCGCGGCGACGTTGTCGAGGTCGGCGCCTTCAGCCCACGCCAGGGTCGTCGCCAGCACCGCTTCGTTGATGCGCTGATAGACCAGGCCCTCGCGATAGGCGCCCGTTTCCTGCAGCTTGACCGCCGGTTCGCTTTCGAGCCCCGAGGTGTCGTAGGCGATCCCCGCCGCCGCCATGCGCGAAGTGAAGTCGGCGAGCCGCGCCTGGACGATCGCCGCGAACGTCCACGTTTGAACCGCCGCCGGCTGCGGCAGCGTCGACAGGTCGATGTCGGCGAAATTGCTCATGCGAAGATCGCCGGCAAGGCGAAGGCGACGGTCTGCATCGGGATCACGACCGAGTAGTCGCCGAGATAGCCGTTGGGGTAGTAGTCGCCGACGAGCGCGAAACCGGCGACGCCGTCGGGGCCGAGCTCGGTCGCGCCGACCTGGCGCAGCCGGAAGCTCGGCTCCCACTTCCGCAGCGCTTCGGCGATCGCCGACCAGTGCGCGACGATCGAAGGCGGCGTCTGCGGCCGGTCGACCAGGTTCGGGCCGTTCGAGCCGTAGGGCCGGGCGATGACGCGCGAGCCGATCGCCGTCGAGACGACGTCGAGGATCGACTGGACGCAATGGTCCCAGCCGGTCAGGACGGCGCCCGTGTTGCGGTCGATCCCGGCGCGCATGTCAGCTCGCGGCGGACTTCGACGAAGTCGACGAGGTCGACGAAGCGGAGGAGGCGGAGGACGCCGACGAGCTCGCCGACGCCGACGACGCCGGGGCGGCCGCCGGCGTCGGCGCGATCACGCCTTCGAGCAGCAGGAAGTACACGTGGCGCGGGATCGCCTCGAACACGTCGCCCTTCTGGCGGCGCCTGCCGGCGATCTTCATCGCGTTCTTGATGTCCTTGACCACGGTGTAGCTGACCTTGGTCGTGTCGACCTTCGCCGTCCCGGCCGACAGGCCGCGGCGAGGTCCGGGTCGCTTGATCACAGCCATTGCAAAGGCCCTTTCACGTTGAGAGCGAAGTCATTGCGGCGGCCCGGTGAGAGCCGGACCGGACGTGACCTCGGTGTGGCGATGGTCGGCCCCGATGTCGTGGCCGTTGTGGGTCACCGTCCCGCCGGTGACCGCGAAGCCGCTCGAGGAAACGACCGCGGTCACGCCGCCGGCCGAGAGCGTGATCGTCCCGTCCTGCACCTCGACGCTCGATCCGCCGCATTCGAGGAAGGCCGCATTGTCGGTGGTGCGCAGCCGCGCGGCTCCGCGCTGCGCCTCGATGTCTTCGGCGGCGCTTTGCGACGGCGCCGGGTTCTTGTCGTGGAAGCCGCCGGGCAGCGCGACCGCGTTGGCGAGATCGCCGTCGGGGCACAGCAGAATGATCTGCTGGCCGGCCTTGAGCGGCCGCCAGCTCTTGCCCGAACCGGCGTGAGTGAAGACGGGGACCGGGTGCGTGTTCACCGGCGTCGTCGCGTCGCCGATGTTGGCGACGATCGCGTTGGCGACCGGATCGAACGAGACGACCACGGCGTTGCGCACGTAGTTCGACTGGCGCCGCTTGAGATCGGCGTTGTGATATTCGAGCGCTTCGATGCGGGCGACGAGGCTCATGAATTGTCCCCCGTGTCGAGGGGATCGGCGCCGGTCAGGCCGCTCGCCGGCGTTGCGGGCGGCGTCGGCGCGTTCCAGGTCGCCACACTCTGCACCAGCGCTTGCGTCAGCGCGGCGATCGCCGTGTCGGGCGGATCGTTGGGCGCGCCGACCAGCGCGGCCGAGGTCCAGGTCACCTGCCACAGCGCGACGCCGACCTCCTCGACCGGGCCGGAATATTCCGACCGCGCCTCGACCTCTTCGGGCTGGAACACCCCTTCGAGGCCGAAGCGGTTGGAGGCGATTGCGAGTTCGACCGCGCTCGCCAGCAGCAGCGCCGCCGCGTCGCGCGGCAGCTTGGCGCCGCCGGGCGCCGCGTCGCGGGTGAAGACGACGGCGGCGAAGCGCACCGGGATCTTCCAGCGGCCGTCCGACCAGCGCGAGGCGCGCCCGGCGCCGACGATCGCCACCCGCACCGCCGGCGCCTTGGTGGCGAAGCGCTTGACCTCGGCGAGGTCGAACACGCCGCCGTGGCTGTCGACGTCGACGCTCGTCCCGAGCCTCGCTTTCAACGAAGCGACGACGGCGGCGCGCAGCGCGAGCAGGTCGTTCATTGAACATACCTCTCGATGAACTTCGCCGCCGCCGCTTCGAGGTCGCGCGCGTTTGCTTCCGAGACGCCGAGATAGGGCCGCGCCGGGATCGTCACCTTCTTGGCGAACACGTCCTTGCCGCCGAACGTGAAATGCAGCGCCCTGGCGTCCTTCGGCACGATCGTCGCGCCGAACTGATGCACCTTGGCGCCGATCCAGCCGCTGCCCCAGCGCGCTTCGGTCGCGCTCGCAGAATGGTCGATCGAGCGGTAGAGATGCGTCCCCGAGACGAACAGCGCCGACCGGCCGTCGCGGGTCAGCGGCCAGGCGGCGCCGTCCGGCGTCGTCTTTTCTTCCTCGATCCGCCGCTGCGTCTGTTGCTGGCCCATGCGCGCCAGGCCGTCGAGCAGCTCGTCGAATTCGATCCGGCCGAGCGCTTCGAGCCGCCCGAGCGTGGCGTCCAGGCCGACGACTTCTATTCTGACGCCGACGCTCACAGCGCCCTCATCCGGTTGCGGGTGAACGTGCGCGTGTCGGCGACCATCGCCGGCTCGTTCGGCGCGACCTCCGGCTCGCGCGACGGCGCCGCGACGAGCGGGATCGCCGCCTTGCCTTCGCCGACGTCGCGCAGGAACTGGATCGCGCGCTTTTCGGCGTCGGCGACGATCTCGTTGCGCGTTCCCGGCGTATTGGAGAGCTGGCCCATCGCCAGGTCGCAGGCGAGGTTGACAAGCAGCAGCGCGCCGTCGGCGGAGGGGCCGAGCGGCAGCGCATAGCGGCGGGCGAAATAGCCGTCCATGACGGCGCTCGCCGCGGCGAGCGCGACGGCGATGCGGCTTTCGCTGCGCGCTTGCGCCGCCGGGTCCCACGCCGCCAGCGTGACCAGCTCCGGCCCCCACTTCGCGTCGAGATCGGTTTCCGTCGCATACGGCATGGCGCGAGTCCGCAAGGGCCGGCGGCTCGCGCCGCCGGCAGTCAGGGAGAACGTCCGGGAGGACGCTCTCCGCACGAGCATGAGGGCGCGTGCGGAGCGGTTAAGAGCGCTTGACGCTCAGCAGCGGGTCGCCCTCGATCGCGGCGAGCTGCGCCGGCGTGATCGTCGACAGGTCGACGACGATCTCGACCGGGCCGAAATTCAGGCCGCCGCGCCAGCGCCCATCCTCGGGGCCGCGCACCTTGATCGTTTCGCCCTTCTTGCCGGCGGTCGCGGTCGCGGCGGCTTTGCTCTTGGTGTCGTCGGCCATGAAAAGCTCCGTCTTGGAAGATGCGGCGGGGCGCGTCGGCCCCGCCGAGACGACGCCGGAGATCCGCCGCCGCCTCTCTGTATTCGTCAGGTCAGCCACGGCGTCATGAAGATCTCGACCGCGTTCTTGTCGGTGTTGGCGATGACGCCGGCGCCGCTGGCCAGCGCCGCCTCGCCCGGCACGCCGTCGACCGGCAGGAAGTCGGACAGCAGCAGGTCGCGCGCCGTCTGTTCGAGCGACGGGCCGCACACCAGCACGTTCGGCTTGATGCCGAGCGGGCGGCCGAAGTCGGCCTTGAAGTTGATCATCGCCTGGCGCGCGGCGCGGAAGTTCGTGCGCGTCAACGCGGCGTTGCTGGCGTAGGCGAGCTGCCACAGGCCGAAGCCGGCGTTGCAGCGGCCATCCGTGCCGTAGACGTATTCGTTGGCGGCGAAGACGCGGTCCGAGGTGCGCGGGTCGGTCTTGGCGACGAAGTCGAACGGCCGGCGCTTCTGGAAGATCAGCGGCTTGATCGCGCGCGTGGTGTCCATCAGGAACCACGCCGGCCCGGCGCCGGTCGTCACGTTCGAGGTGAAGGTCGGGGCGCCGTTGGCGTCTTTGACCGGATGGTCGGGGTCGAAGAAGTTCTGCCCGTCGTAGCACTTGGTCGAGAAGCCGGCGGCGAGCAGGGTATAGACCAGCTCGTCGGGGAATAGCGCCACCGAGCGGCCCATTTCGGCGAACAGCGGCTTGAACAGGCCGTATTGATCGTCCTCGATCTGCTCGCGCTTGATCGCGATCGTCGACTCGAAGGTGCGGTTCTTGATCTGGTAGCCGAACGAGTCGAGCGAGTTGACGACGCGGTCGCCGATCCATTCGCGCATCCGCGGCATCTGGCCGAGGAAGCCGTAGTTCTCGGCCGAGGCGGCGCTCGGCACGTCCATCGCGACGCGCGCCCAGGTCGGCTCGACGCCCTTCAGCGCGTCGTTGAAGACGAAGGAAAAGCTCTGAAAGATCGCGTCGAGGACCGACGGGGTGATGACTTGCGGCATGATCGAGGCTCCTGGCGCGGTAAGCGCGCGACGCGGTTTTAGTTGATGAATTTCACCCAGACGGCGCCGGTCGGGTCGATGTTCCACACCACGCCCGCCTGCGACTGCGTCGGCGAGCCGGAAGCGGGCGCGCCCGTCTTCGACACCGTGTTGTCGTCTTGCGCGTAGCAGGGCGCGCCGATGTCGCCGAGCGCGACGGGATCGGTCGCGCTGTTGTTCATCAGCGCGACGTCCGACACGACGTCGACATTGAGCGCGCCCGCCGCGCCGAGGCGGTTGTCGGCGTTGCCGGCGGCCACGCCGACGATCTTCAGACCCGTCGCGGCGGTCGGCGGCGCGGCGACCGCGGCCGAACCGGCGCCGGAAAGCGCGACCATGCCGCCTTCCCAGCAGACGGTCGCGGCGGCGACGGGGAACTGGCGCTCGCGCGCGGTCAGCTTCACCTTGACGATGTGGCCGGCTTGCAGGGCGGTCATGGCGTTTGGCCTTTCAAAACGGTTTCAGGCGATGGGGATTACGCCGTCGCGGCGCGCTCGGCGACGAACGCGGCGAATTTCTTGGCGTCGAGCCCGAGCGCCTTGGCGGCGGCGAGCTGCTCGGAATTGAGCGCCACGCCGCCGGCGCCGGGTTCGTCCTTCTTCGGATCGACGATTTCGCGGAACGCGGTCGGCGCCGAGGCGACGAACTTCTCGAACGCGGCGAGGCCCTCGGCGGTCGCGCAGGTGGCGACGTAGAACTCGCGCGACGCCGGCGCGACCTTGCCCGCCTTGACCGCTTCGTCGATCGCGAGCGCGACCTTCGTCTCGTGCGCGGCCCTGCCGTCGGCGGCGATCTTGGCCTCGGCCGCCGTGGCGCGGTTGAGCGCGAGCTCGTAGTCGGCGCGCGGCACGAACCTGGCGAGGTCGGGCTGTTGCGCGTTGAGAGCGGTCGCAACT